GACGAATGGGCGGCCTTCATGCCGGAACTGCAAAAGCTCCGTCTGGACGGACGACGGATAGCCTTAGTGGGATTAGGCAATAGTGTCCTGTATCTGGAAAAAACGGAAAAACCGACCCCTTAAAAACGGATGAAGGTGACCCTTGGAAAACGGTCCAAACCGTCCCCAGAAAAACGGAAGAAATTGACCACCTGAAAACGCTTCAAATTGCCCCCCCCTCGTAGGAGCCTAAAAAGTTGTTTGTTCGCTGGGTTAAAAAAGATTTAGTTAGTGTCAAATTTCTAATTAAATCAGGAGACTATGTCCAATAATCCCATTAAAATGAACAAATTGAGAACGATAATCCGTTTGTACGAGGAACAGACCGGCCTAAAGACCATTGCAGCACTGTCCCGCACCTCTCGCAACACCGTGAAAAAGTATGTCCGGAAATGGAACAGCCTTGGAATGTCTTATGAAATATTCCAACAGAAAAGCGATTCGGAGCTTTACGAGCTGTTCTGCGTGCCGGAAGCTTCCAAAGTGTCCAATCCCCGTTTGGAAGAGCTGGACCGTCTGATGCCTGAAATCTGCAAGGCTTTAAGCAAGAAGGGAATGACCACCCTCCAGCAATGGGACAAATACCGTGCGGTCCATCCTGACGGTTACGGTCTGACCCAGTTTCGTTTGGCCATCCAGCGTTACCGGAAGATCGCCCATCCGTCGATGCGCATGGAACACAAAGCGGGCGACAAGATGTTTGTCGATTATTGCGGTGATAAACTATGGATTTATCCGTATAATGAACCTCCCCGCCAGGTGGAGGTCTTTGTTTCGGTACTCGGTTGCAGCCTGTTGACGTACGTTGAAGCGACCAATAGTCAAAGCAAAGAGGATTTTATCTCCGCATGTGAGAATGCCTTTTATTATTACGGCGGAGTTCCTCAGGCGGTAGTTCCCGATAATCTGAAGGCGGCCGTCAGCAAAGCGGGCCGTCATGAATCCGTTCTGAACGAGGAGTTCGAGCGTTTTGCCGAACACTACGGAGTAACGGTCTTTCCTGCCCGTGTACGTAAACCCAAAGACAAGGCCCTTGTGGAGAATGCCGTCAAACTGACCTACAAGGACATCTACACCAAGCTCGAGTCATTGCATTGTCCCGACTTGCAAAGTCTCAATGCCGCGATCCGTTCGGCTCTGGAGTTGCATAATAACGGCACCTTGACAGGCAGGAACTATTCCCGTCGTACCTATTTTGAAGACATCGAGCGGGATGCATTGGGATCTTTGAATCCGCTCCGTTATCAGGTGAAGAAACAAGTCTCGGCCACAGTAGGCAAGGACGGTTACATACGCTTGCGCGAGGACGCCCATTTCTACAGTGTCCCGCACACATACATAGGCAGGAAGCTGACCATCCGCTATACCTCAAGCGATGTGGAAGTCTTTGACAATTACGCATTGGTAACCAGACACACCCGTAACCGCATGGAATTTAAACACACAACCAATCCCGAACACTTGTGTCCCGGACATAAGGCTATTCTGGAATGGTCTCCGGAAACCTTCCTCAAGGAAGCTTCCGAAGTGCACGAAGACGTGGAACTTTATATCCGTAAGATATTGGAAGAGAAACGTTATGTGGACCAGGCGAACAAGACCTGCTCCGGCATCCTGGGACTGGCACGCAAGGTGGGCCCCATGCGCCTTGCTGCCGCCTGCCGTCTTGCCGCCAGCTATGGCAGGTACAGCTTCCTTGAAGTACAGGATATCCTTAAAACGAAAAGCGAAATCATAGAATTGCCGGAAGAAACGGCCGACATACCGGATCATGAGAACATACGGGGAAAAGAATATTATGAATAACCCATAATTATAAACAATCCATTAAAAACAAGGACATGAACAACGATTTGACATTGGAAAAACTGCGAAGCATGCGCCTGTTCGGCATGCATGACGCTTTCAAGGCTTCTTTGGAGAACACGCTAAAGGAGCAGATGACACAAGACCAGTTCGTCTTCCACCTGGTATCCAGCGAATGGGACAACCGACGCAACAGGGCGATAGAGCGTGCCGTCAAGGCCGCCTCGTTCCGCTACAACGCCTCCCTGGAAGAAATGGACTACTCTTTTGAGAGGGGGCTGGACCAAAACCAGGTGGAGCGTCTGGCTGCCCTGACATTTGTAAAAGAGAGCAGGGACCTCTTCATTACCGGACCTACAGGAACCGGCAAAAGCTATCTGGCAACAGCGTTAGGCAACAAGGCCTGCCAGGAAGGATACAGAGTGCTCTACGCTTCCACGGCCAAACTGATGAGCACTCTAAAAATAGGCAAAGTGAAAGGAACCATATTGAACGACCTGAAGCGTATCGAAAGGATGGATTTGCTCATCCTGGATGATTTTTGCATGCAGTCCTTCGACTCGCAGGCAAGAGGCATACTGATGGATATTATAGAGGACAGGCATCAGAAAAGGTCCACCATGATAACTTCGCAGCTGCCTGTAAAGGGGTGGTATGACGCCATCGGAGAAAAAACGGTGGCCGATGCGATACTCGACAGACTGGTACACAACTCTCTCAGGGTTGAATTGTTCGGAGAGTCCATCAGAAAAAGGAAAACCAAGAATGAAGAAAGATATCTATGAGATTTCATACTATACACTATATCAACGTGTTGAAATTTATATGTATTTTTGTACAAAATCTATGAACCAAATTTGCAATTTTTTATAGAAAAACAGATAGAATAAAAGTTTAACTCGGGCTTTAATCTTCTATTTTAGACCCCATTCCCGATGAACAACTTTACACTTTTTTGAAGGAGGAACTTTAGGTGGTCACCTTCATCCGTTTTTAAGGGGTCAAGTTTACCGTTTTTTCCATTAAACTGACCGCGCAGCTGATGCAGCAGACCGACAGCCTGACAAAGAAAGACGTTGCGACATGGCGGCAGGCATGGCAGGCCGCCATAAGCATAGACACGCCGAACCGCGCGCGGCTGTACGACATCTATACCGACTGCCTCGTGGATCTTCACCTGACGGGATGTATCGGACAGCGGAAAGGAAAGACGCTGCAAAAGGATTTCCGACTGGTGGGAAAGGACGGAAAGGAAAAGGCGGACGCCACCAAACTGCTGCAAAGGGAGTGGTTCAACGATTTCTGCGACCTCGCGCTGGACAGCCGTTTCTGGGGGCACAGCCTTATACAGCTGGGCGACATCGTGTCGGACGAGAACGGGATGCGCTTCGAGGGCGTGGAAATTGTGCCGCGCAAGCATGTATGCCCCGAATACGGGGTAATTACGCCAGAACCCGCCGCCGACTGGCGCACGGGCATACCGTACCGCGACGGGGATTTGTCCCTGTGGTGCGTGGAGGTGGGAAAGCCCAAAGACTTGGGGCTGCTCCTCAAATGCGCACCCTCCTGCATAAGCAAGAAAAACATGCTGGCGTTCTGGGACATGTTCGGCGAGATATTCGGCGCGCCCATGCGCGTGGCACGTACCAACACCACCGACGAGGCCGAACGCCGACGCATTGAGGGGTCGCTGGACAGGATGGGCGCGGCGTTCTGGGCATTGTTCCCCGAGGGCACGGACATCGAAATTAAGGAAAGCAGCCGCGGGGATGCCTACAACGTCTATGACAAGCGCGTGGACAGGTGCAACAGCGAACTGTCCAAAGGCACGCTGATGCAGACAATGACCATCGACAGCGGTTCGTCCCTGTCGCAGTCGGAAACGCACCTTGAAATTTTCGAGGACGTGGTAAAGGCCGACGCAAAGATGGTGGCGAACGTCGTAAACGACAAGCTGCTGCCACTTATGGCGCGGCACGGTTTCCCCGTGCAGGGGCTGACGTTCCAATGGGACGACGCGGCATCGTTCAGCCCCGCCGAAAGGCGCGAGGAGGAACGCCTGCTGCTGGAATATTACGAGATTGACCCGCAGTATTTCGTCGATAACTACAACATACCCATCACGGGCGTGCGGCAAGCAAAAACACAGCCTGACGCTTTTTTCGGGTAAGCCCCACGGGTGTGGGGCTGCGCAGGGGGTACAAGGCTTTCAACGCGGCGTTGCGTTCGCTTTACGGGCGTGAACTGCTGACGCTGGCCGAGGGCGGACGGCCGTTTGACTTCGACGACGCGCTGTTTGACGAGGCGGCAAAGACGGTGTACCAGAACGGGGGATTTGATGTTTCATGCCTGACAGAACCGCAGGCGCAGGCTCTCATTAACGAGACGCTGCGCGTGATTGATACGGCCGTCGGCAGCGCGCTGCCCCATGAAGTGCCTGACACTATACGTTATGCCCTCGAAAACAACGCTTTTGTGTTTTCGGGATTTAAGACATTCCACGCGCTGCGTGAAGTGGGGCTGTCCATGCTCACGGAAAAGGGCGACATCAAACCGTTCGGGGAGTTCCTGACGGACGTAAAGCGGATAAACGCGCAGTACAACCACAATTACCTGTACGCGGAATACAACCACGCGCTCGGGGCGGCGCAGATGGCGGCCAAATGGCACGACTTCGAGCAGGACGGCGACCGTTACAACTTGCAGTACCGCACGGCGGGCGACGACAAGGTGCGCGAGGAACACGCCATACTCAACGGCACGACACTGCCGCCGTCCGACCCGTTCTGGGACATGTTCCTGCCGCCAAACGGCTGGAACTGCCGATGCACGGCCGTACAGGTGCGAAAGAACAAATATCCCGCATCCGACCCAGAACTGGCCATGAAGCGCGGGCAGAACTGCACGGAGGGGGCGAAAAAGGCCATTTTCAGGTATAACGCTGGAAAGTCGCTGCAACTGTTCCCGCCAAAGCACCCGTATTTCAAAGCACCCGCAGAGGCAAAGCAGGTCATCGAACAGGTGACGCAGGAAGCCATCAGGGAGAAACGCATCCGCGACATGGTCGAGGAACTGCCCGACAACCTGACGCCTGAAGAAAAGCAGGCCATTGCCGCGCACAACCTTGAAATAGAAGAAGCCCTGAAAATAACAAAGGGAAAACCTATGACCGTCGAGCAGGCAGACCAGCAGCACGCCAATCCGAACTATGGCAAAAAATACGAATACAGCATCAACTGCCAGACCTGCGCCCCCGCTTATGTATTGCGGCTGATGGGCTTTAACGTGACCGCAAAGGCAAACACCAAAAACTCGTTGTCGGAATACCTGTCACGCCAGCGTTCGTTCGAGGCATGGAAGAACACGGACGGGTCGCCAGCCGTGCCGACGCTGACATACGACTGGATGATAGCAAAGGGATATAAACAGATGTCGAAAAAAAGATATGCTGAATATTTCGAGGAATGCTGCAAGGAGACGGGCGTATATATACTGACTATCGGCTGGAAAGGCGGAGGGGGACACGCAACTGTCCTGCAACGTTTTGAAGACGGTACATTGAAGTATATAGAACCGCAGGTTTACAGTGAGAGAAGCGGGGCGAAAAGGAGCATTGACGAACTGTGCGAAAGCGGGGCGACAAAACCCTACCCCAAAAGAGGCGTGCTGCGTGTTGATAACAAACTGTTCGACACTAAATTTGCATCAATCTTTGACAAGTAAACGGATAATGCCCAATGCTTCAAAGCCCGTTACTTCGGTGGCTTTGCCGTCTTTGAAAAGGTAGATGTAAGGGAAGCCCGTATCGGTGTCCTCTGGGAAACGGAACAAAAAAGCGTCTTTGCCCTTGTACTTACCGAGGTAGTCAAAGGCATCGCCGTAAAGGTCGATAAGACTTTTTGCGGCACTCTTTATTTGTTCGGGCACTTTCATATCGGCAAAAATACGAATTATTTTTTGTTTAATTATAAAAATAACACCCAAAATGATAGACGGGGAACAACTTAAAAGAAACATATTGGACGATATGCGCGTGGAACTCTCCGACGAGTTCGACAAGAACTTCGACCGAAAGGCGTTTTTTACAAAGAAATGGAAACGCCGAGCCAACCCCAACGCGAAAGGATCGCTGCTGATGGTTACGGGAACAATGCGCCGAAGCATCAAGGCGGAAGTAAGAGGAAACGGTGTGCGGTTCACGTCCGCCGTGCCATACGCAGCCATACACAACGAGGGCGGAACTGGAACAAAGCCTGTGCGGCAACATACCCGAACCAGCAGAAAGGGAAAACAATACACGGTAAAGGCGCACACGCGGAAATTTACCATGCCGAAGCGTCAGTTTGTGGGCGACGGCAAACGGACGCAGGAAATAATAAAGGGCGTCATTGCCGATAACGTCGCGGATTTCAACATGCAACTGTCTAAATTCATAAGGAAATGAGAAAACAGATTTTTCAGGCAATCTGCACACGTCTTACCGAGCGCGTGCCAGATATTCAGTTTATAGACCTGTGGAACAACAACGTCCAGACGCTTAGCGGCGGCGCGGTATGGCCTTTGCCTGCCGTGTTCGTGGAGTTCGAGCCGATAGAGTGGCGGCAGCAGAACAACGGCGCACGGCGCGGCGACGTGGCAGTGCGCCTGCATCTGGTGACGCGAGCCGTCAGCACACACGGGGCGAAAGACCCGAAAATGTCCGACGCGCTGGGGTTTCTTGATTTGATAGACCAGATAAATGCCGCCATGCAGGGATTGCGGGGGGATAACTTTTCAGGCTTCCAGCTGACTACCTCGGCGACCAACCACGACCACGCGGAACTGATGGAGAGCGTCGAGCGGTACACCACCAGCGCGCAGGACATCACAGCAGTACCGAAAGCCGCGAAAGTGACGGGGATTGCCCCGACGCTGCGGAAAGGGTAAGAAAAAGCCCCGCGTTCAGGTCGCGGGGCTTTCATTGAGTGCATCCCATAAAGTGAGTTGCTGCGGCTGCTGCACGGGCGGAGGCGTCGGTATGCCTAAATAATTCAGGTAGGTGCGATAGCAGATTTTGAACTTTGGAAAAATATGCTGCCGCCATACGGCCTTGTAACACCGCGCCTGATTGCCGCTTTCATAGTGCTGCTCGGTAATGGCGCGAACCATCCTTACACGCTCTATGGTACTTTCGTGGTGTTTTCGTTTCTCCATCTGCTTACTTTTTACTACCTTTGCAAACGTCCTTTTACAAAGGCTTTGCGCTGGCTCGCTGTTGGTTAAGTTTGGCAGATGGAGCTGGCGCGGCTTTTTATTCCACGTCGGTCATGCCGAGCGGAATATTCACCCAAGCACCCTTTTCGTTTTTGTATTCAGCACGAATGTATTTCTTTGTCGCGGTGGGCTGGTAGCTTTCCTCGATGATTTGCACACCCTCGATAAAACGCTCGTTGCCCGTTTCCTCGGCCATCTTACGAAGCTGGAGCACACGGCTGGCCTTGATGTTCCCGCTCTGGTCACGGGAAAGCAGACGCAGCACGGCATTCACAAGGGCTTTGCTCGTTTCGTCTTTGGCAAGGCTTTCAATGTATGCCTTGACCATTGCGATGCCGTCCTCCACCGTGTCACGGTAGCCGTCGATGGTGTTCACGCCGAGGGTAAGACGCAGTTTGCTGTCGCTGGTGGTAAACGTGTGGCTGCGCTGGTCGTCTTTCGTAAGTCCCAGCACCTCCGACTTCATTTTCAGAATGGCGTCAAAGTTGCCGAAAACGGTATTTTTAACCGTCTTGATTTGTTCGCTCAACTCTTGGAGGACAGGTAGTGTGGCACGCAATTCATCGTCCACCATTGAGGCGTAGTTCTCACGCTGCTGCTTGCGCTGTGCCGCAGCTTCTTTCTTTTGCTTTTCTGCGCGGTACGCCTCGAACTCTTGGCGTTCTTCCGCGGTCATTGTTACATTTTCCATATTAAACGGATTTTGAAGTTATTAAAAAGGGATTAAATACTGTTTAATCGTTGTCATAGTGCTGGTAAATATCATCGGCATATTCGGCCATGTCGGCCTGCGTTTGTGCCCATTCGGCAAGTTCCTGCATGAATGCCGCGTATTCCTCGCTTCCCATTTCGACGGTGCGCTCCCTGATGGCACGCTGCACGTCTTTCATTACTGCATTGCTCATATCTTAAAATTTTTTCCAAGTGTTGCCAAACGCGACAAAGCAATCATTTCCTCCTTTTTCTTCTCCTGTTTGGGCTTACGTTCCCAACAGTCAGGGCAATAGATGCCACTCGGTGCATTATAAGCACCGCCTTTTATCTCTTTACCGCAAAGGCAACACGTTATTGATTTCTTTTCCATACTATTGTTTTGATGGTTTCCACTCTATTGTTATAACTGCATCGAGTTGGCCGCTACCATTACACACAGGACAGTCTTTCTTCACATGTTCTCGATACTGCCCGCTCCAAAAGAAGCCATTGCCATGACAATACCCACACAAATGGCCGTTGCTGGTAATGGTTTCTTTCATGTTGCCAACCCCGATAAATTCAGACGGTGTTACTTTGATTATATCACTTTTTGCACTCATACTTTTCTTATTTTGAGAACTATTTTATCACATTTGTTAATTGGTGTTCTTACTTCTTTCCCATACCATGAACACCAATAGTATGGCTGAAACAAATTCGGTGAATGTGTACAATATTCACATGTTTCACATATATGGACTTTATTCATTTCTATATTGTTTGAAACATATTGTACTGAAATTCATACCCCAATATCCGCAGCCGCTTCTCCTGTACCGCACTGCGGTTCTTGCTGTCCTCTGGGAGCACGGCCACACGTTGCTCACGGTTGAACCGGTAGCCTTTCTTCCGCATCTGGTAACGCAGATTGCGTTCCTTACGCATTTGCTTGTCTTCCTTTCCCATGACCTAACAGTGTTTGCATAAGCAAGGCATCGGCTATATCATTCACCGCCTGCGCGTCTTTTACTTTATTGTTGAACGCGGCCACCAGATTGCGCAACCTTTCACGCGGGATTTTATTAAAATCAGTGTGACCCGTGGCACGGCAGGCAATACCTTTAATCACCGTGGCGTTGCTCTCTTTGCCCGTGGCTTTGAGGTAGCCACCAATGGCGGCCATTACACGCTTGCGCAGTTTGTCCATTTCACCCGCGCCCGTCTTTTCGTTCACCTGTGCCGAAAGTTTGCCGCACACGTTTATCAAATCGTGGGTGTCCATGTCGCGACTACTTTCAACCCCGCAACTTTCCACGATGGCGCGTTTCTCGGCGTCGGTCAGTCCCAACACGCTGCAAAGGGTGTGGAACTTCTTCAAAATATCCCTATGGATTTTATCCATTGTCTTGTTTTCTGCCATATCCTTTTACATTTTATCAACCCAATACTCCTGTGCGCCTGCCTCCCATATCACGAAGTCTGCGCCGCCCTCTCCGAGGTCGGCAACCTCGTAACGGGTAGTGACGAATGCCTTGTAACCCTCCACACGTATTTTTATCTCACTGTCATAGCGGATATTCTGTGCCATCATACCTTTGGGCTGGCCTGCCTTTTCATGACTGATGAAAATAAACAGCTTATCGGGGAACTCGTCGCGCAAAGTCTGGTACTGATCCATATTAAAACGCCTTAAATAATGCACGCTGTCAATCACAATCACGTCAGGACTTTGTTTCTTCTTCAAACGGGTACGCAGTTCTTTCAACTGTTCTTTATTCAGCAGGATAATACGGTTGCCGACTTCCGCCATGCCCACACGTTCCCATGCCTTTTGCAATGACAGACTTAAACCCTGTTCCAGACTGTTGTATGCCACGCGGCGAAAGCGGGTAAGGTACTTGCAGACCTGCATCACAAAGGTGGTTTTACCGCAACCGCTGCCGCCGTAGATTATCCACGCGCCCCGCAGTTCTGGCCGCCCGAAGCTGGCAAGAAACGCCCCGTCAAAGTCGGCCACCTCAAATTTTGCCGTCAGCACGTTTTTATTGCTTATCGCCCGTCCCATAGGTATTACGCTTTTATTTCCAGATAATAATCCATCCTTGACCAACCGCCAGCAGCGTGAACTGATTTAATCAAATAGGACATTTCACCATTAGTCAGAGTGGTAGATATAATCTTATCCCGCCTATACTCTATACGACCACAACCTTTTATGTTGATGTTGCCCCATTCATTTCTATCCAAAACCGAGGTAACAAATTCTTCTACTGTGCATTCCTGCGTCAAGAAAACATCGTATGGTGCAGTTTCATCACCTCCTGTACAGGCAGTTTGTCGAAAAATCAATTCAATCATTTGTTTTCCTCCTTTTGTAAAGCCCAAATAGCACGTTTTACACGGCGTAAATCACATTCGCAGTCCTCCACTATGCGGTTGATGGCGTTCGTGGCTGTAATGCCGTTTGCCACGCAAATGGCGGCTATATCTTCGCTGTTCACCACCTGCAACTCCACAAACTTGCGCCCTATACGGCTGTAAATTTCCTCGTACCCCTTGCGTTTGGTGCGCAGACCCTTTTTGATACGCTTATCCAGAAAATTGGTAGCGCAAAGGATGATGCCGCAATGTCCCTCCAGCTGGTTGTAAAGACTGATAAAGAAATAAAGCACCTGATCCGAAAGTTTGTCGGCCTCGTCAAGCACCACAAGCGGGTTTTCCTTGCGTTTGAGCGTGTCGATGATGTCGTCCATCATATCCGACACCGTGCTGCCCGTGAAGTCCACGCCCATACATTGCAGCAACTTGCCCATGAACGTGCGGCGGTTCCAATATTCGGAGCAGCAGAGGTGGTAAACATGGCGGTGCGTGGCGGCGTAGTTCTTTATGGCTTCCGTCTTACCGCAGCCAGCGTCACCCGTAACGGCCAGCACAAGGCTGTCCTCGCGGGCATTGTCAAGCAGAAAGCCCATGCGGCTGTACGCGCGTGTTTCAGCGATGCGCCACGCTTTTGCCTCGTGCCCTGTCTGGGCAGCTATCGTGCGCCACATTTCCTCGCTGATGGTGTCCCAATCACCTGCCAGCACCTTGCTGACAGTGGCCGCACTTACGCCATTCATACTGTTGGCCGCCTTGTTCTGGCTGCCTTTCTGCGCGCAGTAGTCTTTAAGACGTGCGGCAATCTGTTGTTTTTCGTCCTTTTGCATCTTATTTCGTTTTAGAAAATTGAATAATCGTCTTTATCCGAAGCGGCCGCGCCCTGCGGTATCAGGGGCACTTCCACCGTCTTGACCTCTACCGCCTCCACGTCAATGGTATTCAGGCGTTTCTGCGCTTTCGGCAGTTTGTGCTGCCCGCGGCTGTCACATATTAGCAGGCGGTTGAGGATATTGTCCTGTGCAATAACGGGCTGCGCCTTTTCATAAGCCAGCGCGAGGCGTTCCGTTACATGTTGTTCCAGATGCCTGTTGAAGTCCTGCACCTGTTGAAGTGCGGCCGCGTCGCCCTCCTTGCGGTCGGCAAGTGCCATCGGCTGCACGTATTTTTCTGTCAGCATGAAGCGCAGCGTGCCGTCTTCACTTACTGCCAGCACCTCATGCAGATTATCGGGGTCGTATTTCACCGTCCAACGCCTGCCTGCATACTGACGGAAACGCACGTCGAAACAGTCATAATCGCGTTTCATGCCCAAAAGTGTAGGCCGCAGGCCGCTGCCCTCGATGGCGTTCTTGTGGCCTGTTTCCGCACCGAAATTCAGCAGGTATTGTTCGCGGCTTAACGGCAGGCGGCGTTCCGCGGGCAGGTTCTCCATAAGTTTGCGGAACTGTTCTACCTTGCGTTGGCGTTCCATCTGCATGATGCGGTCTATCTGTTCACGCACACCCGCTTCGTCGGGGAAACTGTGCCGCAGCATGTTCAGGGCTTCACTGTTTGGCTGCTTGCTGGGGTCGGTGGTTATGCCAAAGCCCGACCAGTTGTTGAACAGCTTGCAGTATGTCTTATTCAGGTAGCCGAAATAAGGCTCTACCACTTTGGCCTTTGCATTCTTTACGCGGGCAGGCGTCAGTTTGTCGCCCATCACGTTGTAAAGCGGGGTCATGGCCTTAATGCTGTAGTGGTCGCACTGTATCTGGTTTGCCCGAAGCATGACCCCGAAAAGTTCCTCGCTGTGTTTGGCCGCGTCGCGCAGGGCTTCGGCTATAAGTTCGGGCGTTTCGTGTGTACCCACGGCATAGCCTATCGGGTAGTTTACACAGGGGTCAAGCACCACCTCCAGCGTCAGGCGGTTATGGTATGTCGTAACGCTGCGGCCTTTACTGTCGGTTTTCGTTGTCTGGTAAAGCAGTTCCACGTCCCAACCGTCAAGCGTCCACATGAGGAACGGAGCGGTCGGTCTGGTGCGCTTCACCTGCATGGATTTCGTGTTGCGGAAATTCGTACTGCCCAAACGGCCTGCCGCTGTCACCAAGTCCAATTTTTCACGCCATTTTGCCACCGTGCTGGGGGTTATCGCTTTCCAGCCCTGCTGCTTCGCCACGGCATTGTACAAATTGGCTATCGCCACATTGTCGAGGTTGTTGTGGTGGCCGATAAGCTGCACAAGCACGCTTTCTTTTACATCGTCGTCCACCTTTGCGGCGTTGATATTCTGGAACTTCTTGCTGATGAAACACACATACCCATCATGCAGGTATTCGTTAAACTTACGTTGCAGGCGGCGGTCGCTTTCAGGCAGGGAGTGCGGGAAACGGTCGGCCAGACGTGGCAGGGCTGCCGCGGCCTTGCGCCAGAACTCCGTCTTGTTCAGGCGCGGTTTGCTCTGACGTAGGCGGTGGCTGTTGCTGGTTTCGATACACTGCCGAAAAGCGTTCATGATGGCGCAGTTGTTTGAATATTCCGCCTGCTTTTCGGTGGTGAGGTGGCGACCGTCGGCCAGCACATAGTCCGCGTAAAACTGCATGGCCTGTCCGTCGGGGGTGATTGTGTCCATAAAAGGCTTGCTGTCGGCTTTTTCCTGTAAGTCGGGGTAACGGCGGTAAACCTCCGTGCGATATTTCAGTGGCAGGCTTTCAACGGCAAACAGCGCGGGTGTCCCATAACAGGCACGTTGCACCTGCTTGATTTGCTTACGACGGCGCAGATTTTTCACTGTGTCCTCCGTCATAATACCAGCAATCAACTCGGTATGACTTATACAAAGCGTGTTACCGTAATATTCCATCACTTACATTGCTTGTGCTTCCGCTTGTATGGCAGGAAACTGGTCTAACATTACGTTTTTGTAGTTCTTGACAGACTGACCGTCTTTGATGATGTCCACACGTCCCGTATTTTTGTCACACTCCAGCATAACACCATTAGGGAAATACTGACGCATATAACCGTCAGCATCGTGCATCGTTTCAATTGCAGGTGTGGCAATCATTAAAATACCTCCGCGCTGCTGTGCCAGCTGACGGATTTTCCGCGCCCGTGGGCTATCGCCCCCACGTTCAACAAAAGTCAGTGCCCGCCATACCGCCATTTTAGTAGTCCTGAAAGTCTTAATCAGGAACTCGCGGTTTTCTTTCGTTACTGCTATGTACTTTTCCATATTACTATTTATTTCAGGTTAGCATTGATATACTGTACATCCTCTTCCCAAAGAGGAAGCCCCATTTTGATTTTTCTGGTTACAACTTCCTTTTGCCCGACTAATTTCACTGCCTTATTATAAAAATCAGTGTCATTATACGCGCTGGCTTTACCTATAAGAAACTCTGCAAGCTCTTCCCGCTCTTTCTTTACAGCCTTTTTCAAAAAACTAAGCTCTGCATCCATGCCACCAACACGTCTGCCGACTTCTTTCAAACATTGGCGTAATTCGATATGATCGTTAGCTCCGTCATAGGCACACATGGCTTTCATTTCTTTACAGAACTCGTCCTTATCCATATTTCCAGCAGCTATGTAGAGATTCTCCACAAAATGATAATCTTCTGCCGTTATCAGTCTTCGTGTCCTGTCTTCAAATTCTTTCTGTGTCATTGTCCTTTTACTTTTAGGGTTTAACATTCTGCCGCCTCGGCTTTTTTTCGTACCTTTGGCGGCTGTGTTATAAGTTTCACGCTGCAAATATCGTGATTTCTCACGAATATACAAATAAAATGCGTGAGAAATTTCGATTTTCTATAAATTATACATGTATGGACGAAACAATTCACGATAGGATAGGGGCATTAGTCCAAGAATATGGAGATGGCAAAAACACTGTATTTGCCAATAAAATAGGCATAAGTGAGGGAAATATACGTGGTTATATCAAAGGCATCATGCCAAAGGCTGATGTTCTTGAAAAAATAGTGAGAACTCTCGATGTAAATGCAATGTGGTTACTCACGGGAATAGGACACATGCGCGTAAGCAATTTAGATATAAATGCACCTGTACTTGTTTCTGACAATGACAGGCTTGCTCCTATATTGCAACAATTCGATGTATTTATTCAAAAAAAAGACGCACAGATTGTACAGCAAGCAGAAGAAATTGGGCGGTTAAAAGAACGAGTTTCTCAACTTGAACGGGGAAAGGGAAAAAATGCCTCGGATGTCCCGACTTCTGGCGTTGCAAATGTCGGATAACAGTGATAAATATCTTGCGCCGCTGATATGCCCCTTTATATGCCCCATATATGGGTACTTTCTTAGGAATCATGCTGTTTTTTCATTTTTTCGAGGGGAAAATACGCCTTAAACGGTTATAATCAACAACTTAAATAGATTATAGCCGCTATTTTTCCTATATACAAAAAGGAATTAAAGGGGTAGATTTTCACGAAAAAGCCGCTTTTATATAGTCGTTTTTGCTCTTTTGGGGGAGTATTCACCATACACGCAGACACCCCAACTGACACCCCAACTGACACCCCAACCTCGTTTTTTCAAACGAAACGTACCGTTTTACCTCCTACCCTACCCGACCATTTACACCTCAATTCTACCATTTCCAAAAGTCCCTTTAACTGGTGATAAAACGCCCGTTAAAGGGTATTTTTCCGCTTTGCTGCCTCGCCACTACCCTACCCTCCCCAACGCCCCAAAAACAACAGGAGACACGGCTAAAAGCCCCATTTCACGCCGTTATTGCTCGTTTGTAGTGGTGTACTCACCAGACAAAAGAAAGCGGCCAGAAAGCTCCAAAAAGCCATCTGACCGCCCATGCGATTAAAGCAAATTAAACCTGATGCAAAGCCGCATTAAACACCTGCTTAAACACTTTGCCCTCGTTCTTAAAGCAAAACTAAACTAACTTAAACCTTTTGTGCGTTTCGTTTTCCTGTCCTCTACCCCACCACCCTCACCTACTTACCGAATTATCAAAGGTTTACACATTCAAACGTTCTTCATATTGTTGTACGCTTCGTTTTCATGCCCATATATTTCTTTCAAAGTATAAGTACCTATCGATAGTGTAGACCCCGGATTACAGTTGCCGGCAGAGATGCCGTTATACTTTTCGCCATTATCATAACTGATGGTATATAAACAGCTTAATGACGTGTCGTTTATCAGGTGGAAATCATAGCGGCATCCGGCGAGATTCTGAAAGTTTTCGGGGACAATTGCCAAATAGAGCGTGTCTGCCGGCTCTACGGAAATGGAAGGTGCTGATACCGGGGACTTTGTTGGCGGAGTACCGTTTCCAAATTCGGATTTAATGACCACTAAGTCGTTTGTGGCAGCCGGGATTTCAAACCCATATTCTTCGCAGTATACGTTGACTGTGTTCTG